ATATATTTTCATTTAATTTTTTAGGTATAAATTTACCAAGTATAGGAATTGCATTTCGTTTAACTGCCATTGCATCAAATACACCCTCTACTAAAGTTATAGGCTCATCCCAATTGATTTGGTTTTCAAACATTATAACATTCTTAGAAACAGGTGGATTCTTGTATTTAAATGGTTCATCTGGAAATACAGAACGTGCAATAAAGTAATTAATTCTATTATCCATATCATAAGAAGGAATGATAATACGACCTGCATAGTGTCCTCCATCACAATAACCAATGTTATATCTTCTGATATCTTCTGTACTAAGATTACGTTGTTTTGCGTATTCAGCCACTCTCTTGTATGTAGGATTAAACCCAACAGGCACCTTTAGTAATGATTTAAATTCACTTGGTAATCTCAGTTCTACCTTTTCATCTTCATTGTTATCGGAATATACAATATAATCATCTCCATAAATTTCATATACCTTCTTTAACTTATGTGAACTTACATTGAGTCTTTTTAATAATCGTTGTATTCGTTTTCCCTTTGCATCACATACCCAACAATGCCATTGCTGTGTAGTTAAGTTAATTTGTAATTTTTTCTTATGGTGATGACAAAATGGACAATGATGTGCTTGTTCATCGTTTTTCATTGATGTACCAATCCCTAAAGTATCATTTAATATATTAATAACCTCTTGTCTTTCGTGGTGTGAAAGCATATTTTATCTTTTAATAATACAAATATACGAAATTAAATCCATATATCCAAGTCTTTTCTTGATTATTTTTATATCCAAAGAAAAGTTCATTTATTTTTAAATTAACAAACTATTAGTTTGGGTTTATAAACAAATATACGAAATTAATTTGTAATATCCAAGTCTTTTCTGAAAAACTTTCCTAATAAGTTATCGTTTAATGCTAATTCATCAGCTAATACATTATGTGAAAACTGTTCTTGTAACTCATAATAAGTTAAAGATTTCTTATTTCCACAAAATTTAAGTATTTTTAATTCAAGTCTATCATTAGCCGTTAGATACGGTCTTCCATCCTTATCAAACCAACCACTAACGATTTTGTTTGAGGAACGATAATCTACCCAATTAGATTCTTTGGTAACCATTTCATATCGCTTCATTCTTTTATCAGTTAATGCAGCAGTTTCCTTTTTACCAAACTTTCTCTTACGAGTAGATTGTACTTGTTTTTTACCGATGTAATATTCACCAGTTAATCCATTTGTTATTTTGTATATAAATCCATGTGTGCCTTCTGGCATATCATGTAGTTCGTTAATTATTTTACCTTGGTAAGTCCATGTCATAGTTAAATATTTTGAAATCATCTTGATATCTTTCTTTTACCCAATCGACCATCCACTCTTCTGTAAAGAAGTGTTTATAATAATTTTCTTGATTTAAAGTTGGATGTGTATCGTAAATTGGATTACGGTTAAGATGCGGAATAGTTGAAGTACAATTTATTTTATTTAATATTTGTGTTACATCGTTCCCATAATTTTCATAATGAGCTACGTATGATATTTTTCTGTGTTTCGTCTTTCCCGCATTAATGTAGTAACTTTGGGGGAGAATCCATTGATGAAATGGATTTGCTTTTTTTAAAAACTCACCAAATGAATAATTGTGTGCTTTTTTTCTAAGCTCATGATTGTAAGCGGATGCGATTCGTGTGTACGGATTTCTTACTATTGTAAAAATATAATAATCGGATACATCATCAACCCATCTTATAGAATCATGTCCTGTAATTTGTTGTGTTCCATCTATTCCCCTAATAATGGAAGATAGTGATGTTCCACCTGTTTTGGGTATATGAATAAATGCCCATTTTTCAGAACTATTTATCAGTAAACTCAAATTATTGTTTTATCGTGTAACCGAATCAGAGTATTTTTTCTGGTTTAATGTACCTCCTCTAGCAGTTGCTAAAGCTTTGTCATCCTTATGTAGTTTGTTTCCCATGTCTGCAGATGTAGGAGTTTTATCCTTGCTACTTCCATTTAACTTTGAAAACTCCGAACCTTTGTATATGTCTTCGATTGATGCCATAATTATTTTTATTCAGATACTATTTTTAAACATAAGTCATCATCTCCGAGTGCATCGTAAATATCAGTCCCATCTTCATAAGTATCATATTGAAATACACCTTCTAAATCATTATCTTCAGCATATGATTGAACTTGTTCTAATGTTAGTTCCAAGTTATCTGTTACTATTGATTTGTCTTTAGCTAATAATTGATATAATGCCATAATATTTTTCCTTTTTAATTTTAGTTTTAATTAAACCTTCACATATAAATATAGAAAACTAAATTAAACCGAATTTTTATGTATCTAATCTAACAATAAAGTTCATATCGTAATCTGGTAAATTCTTTATTGGTTGTGGTAATTTTGCTATTGCAATCATATCACCATCTTTATCATATAACCCAATAGTTGTTATATAAGGAGCTAAATATGAACCAGTAGGGTCAGTAGAAGACTTATTATCATAATCATCCCATGAACCACTTATTGATTGATTAAACGAACCACTATAAAATTTATTTTGAGTAATATCATTTACTACCTTTATTTTTTTAGTTCCTGCTGGAATTGAATTGAATACTTCTGTTATTGGAGTATCATAAGAACCACTTAAATCTACATTAACTGCTGAAGGACTTTGTGAGTAATTAAACTCTCCTGCTTTTGCTGTTACTAAAACTTCTAATTCATTAATAGTTTTAGTTGATTTAAAATTCATTGAATAATCAGTAAATGGAGTAATACTATCATTAAATACGACCTGTCCCTCTGAATACATTATATTACCAAATCTTAATTGGTCAATATCCAATCCTCCAAAATCGAGTGCAATTAATGTTTGAATAGTTCCTCGTTCTAAATCTACCCTCATTATATTGATAGTATCCGTATCACCAGCAAAAGTTAATTTAGCTATTCCTACTTCAAAATCAAATGCAGCAACACCAGGTGAAGACCACAATGTTCCTACAAATTCACCATCATCGGTATCACTTAGTACCATTGTACCATTTTCTAAATCAATTGATACAAGAGTATATTCTGGATTTGTAGATGTAATGTTTCCATACCCATCATCACCAAACTCTACATCATTCGTTAAATCTCTCATTATAAGAGATGTTGGTTTTACACCTTCTCCATATTTTTTTTGAGGAATTGAGATAACATATCCTGTTGCACCTAAAATCCTTTCAAAAGAATCACCAATAGTTTCCATTCTACCATGTAAAGTAAATGGGTTTCCAATATCGGTATAGTATTTTGATTTTAACGATTTAAATAAAGGGTAGGTATATAGTTTTTCAATTGTAATACCATCACTTCCGGTAATTTGTTGATAATTCGCAGTTTCTTTATCAAATGATTCACCAATTGTAAATGAACCTGAGATTATAGGATAGTCTGTATTGGTAACAGTCCAAGTTTTATTAACTTGAAATGCTCTGCTGGATACGCTCGATTTTTGTAGTGTCTTTAACATATGGTTTTAACTCCTCTATATAAATATACTAAAACAAAAAACCCCACTTTATAGGTGAGGTTTTTATTTGATTAGGGGGTATTCGTTTTTTAGAAATCTAATTTAACTTTAATTAGAACTTCTTTATCGTATGATTTAGGAATCGGTTGTGATGTTTTAGCCACCGCAATGATTTCATTTGCATCATTTAATAATCCAACTGTTGTGATAAACGTTTTAGGGTCTTTCTCAAATGTTGATTCAGCGAATGAATTATCCGAACCAGTTACAAATGTAGGATTGTTAGAGAAGTTAAATTCTCTGTTCGTTGCTCTTATAAAGTAATGTGAAGTAGAAACATTTTCTGTTCTTCTTGCTTGAAAATCTATACCACCCTTAATAGAGTTGTGTAATAAGAAATGATTTTGTCCTTCACGTGTAGTTCCGTTATAAACAACAGCTCCTGAATTAGAACCGCTATCAATTGATGATCCAACTAATGACTCAACTGCAGTTGGGTTAAGAATTACCAAACCTTGGTCTGGATAAAATAAACCAAAACCTCTACCATTGGAATCAACCATTGTAGATACTGAAGCTTCAGCTTCTGTTCCTAAGTTTAATGAACCACTTACTACATTAAATACTCTACCAGATTTACCTACTGTATCAGAGAATTTCTTTCCGCTATCATCAATAAAAGTATGTGTTCCATTAGAACCACTTAATACTAATGACCAGTTTCCTGCATCCATTTTTTCTTTGTAACGTGCACGAGCTACATTGATTACATAGATATCATCTGAATCATGTGTCCCAGCTGCTGATGAAGAATAAAATGTAAATTTATCATCATCTTGGTCTAATAATATTGATTTGTATTGTGCGTATGTTGCTTTGGATGCTAAAGTAGATGAATCTGATGTTGTTAAATCAACAGAACCACTTGCGTATTTATGTCCATATGCAATTGCGTATTGTACAGCTGCTCCAACATCACTTGTAGGATTCTTATCATATACATTAACATAGTAGTTTTTAGTTGCTTCTGTTTGTGTAGATGATGTGTAGAAGGAAGTCATACTTCCAGTATCTCCACTCCATAGACCAGTTGTTACAACTTCTATTTTTCCATTAACTTGATCGAATTCACCAAATCTTTTATAGATACCATTGGAGATTGAACCTCCCGTTGCACCTAATTTATCACCACCAGATAAATACTGATTGGTGATTTTTAATAATCCGTCTGATGAGAGATTTCCCTGGTTAGCATCTAAATAGTTTGCTAACTCTTGGGATAAATTCACTCCTGCTTGTCCTCTTATGTTTGCCATTTTATTTTATTCTCCGTTTGTTAGCTTGGTTGTATATATTTTATTGTTACTGGAATTGATTGTGAACCACCAGTTTCGTTACCATATACAGTTATTGTTGTTTTTATTGATGCCGTTATATTTGGATTAGGAATGAATACAAAATTTAATCCTGTTTCAATAGATGCGGTTGCTGTTATTTCATCACCTAAAAATGCTGGTGATGAACCTGCTCCTGCTGATAATCCTTCTCCAACGATAGAACCTGCGTTCTTGTTTGCCAATATCATAGTATAACCACTCTGTCCATTACCACTTGGTGAAGTTGTAGGGGAAAGTTGTACTTTACCTGAATTTTGGTTTACACTTATCGATGGGATACCAAATTCTACCTTTGGCATCTTAGTTGTTCCTTTTGGCAATGTTACCAATTTATATCTTAATACTTGTGTTTCATCGGGTGAAGCTTCCGTTATCGGAATTGCTTTGATTGCCGAATCATAATATGCACTTCCTTTTGGATGTGCTGGTTCGTACAATGTGTAATCTACCTCGTCATCACCTAAGGCGAATTTGGAGATATTAAGTCCTTCACCTGCTGCCAACTTCTCTCTACCTTTTTTGGTTAAGATAGCATCGACTGTAATTTCTGCGTTATTTAAATAAGCCATAATGTATTTTTCCTCTTGTTATTCAATATATAAATATAAGGATTTAATAAAATCCTATAATTTATAAATTATTATTTATCAATCTACTTCCAATATTGGTTGACCACTTCCTCTTCCACCAGGATTTACTCTTAATGTATTTGGATTCGTTGTGAACGTTTGAACAGGCGAACCACCATCTAAAGTAGTTAATGATGTTTGTTTTGAACCATTAAAGAAAGAATTTTCCAGTCCTGTTGTTAAATCTGCCACATTTCTGTAATGATATAGTACATACCCATCCAATGGAACTGCACTTATCGTATTACCAACAACAAGAGATCCACTTTGTGAAAATTCTCTAAAGTTTAGTTTTTTACGATATAATGTTTGTGTTACGAACTCTCTACCTTTAGATTCATCATTTGGATCTATGTTTTGTGGAATATCAACGTTATAACTCTCTGTTATAACATCTACTCTTTTTCTTTCTTTTACAAAATTATTATCTTTATCTAATCTTGTTATTATCGTATGTCCGTTTTGTGCATATATTGGAAATCCAGCAACTGTTAGTGAATCTACATCCATACCAATTTGATTGAATACAGTTGAATCAAATTCTCCAGATTGAGAAGTTTCAAATTGTGCATTAACAGTAATTGAAATTCCACCCATATCCGAACCACTATTTACAGTTATAAATCCATATTGGCTTATATCACTACTTGCTACTATTGTACTCGTATATGAATCTTTAGTACCTCCTAATGATGGTGCTATTGACTCTGATACTGTTCCTTCAAAATTATTTTTACCACCACTTAGAACCGTAATATCTGATGTAATTAATGTACCTGATATTCCTTCATTTGTAGATTTTACATTAATATCATTTACATCGATTGTAGATGTATGATTATGTAATGATGCACCAGTAGGTTTTCTATCCACTTTACTTCTTTCAAGTATATGTGGTTCGATTAATATTCCACTTGCCACCTTTGCTCTTGCTGGTACTAGTGATTCTAATACATCAAATAATGATTTATCTATATATCTAACTAATTGTATATATTCTGATAAGTTTAATTGATATCTTTCAAAATAATATTTTCTTAATTTATTTAATTCTGAATATTCTGTGTTATAATCATCAGATGGGTCACCAATATAATCGTCTATTTCAAAACCACCTAATGATTTCATAATATCCATATTAATCTCTTTTATAGGAGAGAAAAATAATCCCAATTTATCCGAATCAAGTGGAGCTTGGTCAAATGATTTTTTAGTAGCCCTACTTTTATATGATAAATCTAATATTTTAGTTTGAGTTTCAAATCTAACTTTATTTCCACTACTAAATCCACTTGATGGTACTTCTGCCGTTACATCTCTATCATATGAAACATATTGATGAGGATATTGTGTTATTGAAGTAAAATTAGATGCAGTTGCAAATGAACTATATGTTGTATCTATTGAAACATTCTTAATAGATGTATCTCCTACCGAACTTCTATCTTTTGGATATTCAAAATCTAATCTGAATATTAAATCTTCAGTAGATGATTTGATGTGATTTCCATTAATAGCTTCTGGTAATAATGTATGATTAGAAATAACAGATTCACTCAAAGGAGCAGACCATAATCTAAATTCATCAATAGAACCAGTTAACGTAGAACCACCAATTGTTAATTCATGTCCAGTTTCCCATCCATTATTACTACTTGGAACTTTCATAGTACTTGATGTACTATTTCTAATTCTTCCTTGCAATCCTTCTTTTAAATAAACATCAATGGTATCTTCACCACTTCCCGTTATTCTGTTAATGGCAATTTGTGTATATTCATCATTAAAGAACGCAACTTGTTCAGTTGAAGAGGATATATAAGTACTACCACTTAATATGTTTAATGTTAATTTAGCAAGTGAACCAGATTCAGGATAATCTACATCCAAACTCCATCCAGCCGTACTTATTAATCTTTGGTCTTTTTTCTGATCTGTATTTAATCTAAATTCTACTGAATCAGGATACTTTTCATTATGAGATTTCCATGGTACTATTATAGAATCACTTCCACTAATATTAATTGCAGATGTTCTATCCTCGTATGTGAATTGTGTAGTTCTATTTCCAGGTTGTGGTCCACCAAACTCCATTATAGTTAATAATGATTGTGGAATACCATAACAACTTAGTGCTGCTGATAACGCCCTTCGTGTACCTTTGTGTTTATGTAAATATGGTAAGTTATTAAGTAATCTTCTCCAAACTTCATTCTGTCTATCTTTACCACTCATCTCAGAGGCAATACTACCATCTGAATTTTTACCAAATGCATACTCCCACAAGAATTGTGATTGTACACCCATATCAGCATCCCAACCAAGAGATTCTAACATATGATAAATCAATTTATCATTAATTCCGTTTTCGAATTTATGTTCTAATTTTTTAGTTTGTTTGATACCATTAATATGTGCCCACAATATATCAAAGTGTTGACCAATCATATCAAAGAATAAAGTAAATGATTGACCTTCTTCATCATTTTGTATATGAGCTGGTAAATTATTAACTAATCTTGATGAATTATCTCCATCATGTATTCTTGAAGTTGTTTTTATACTATTATACCAACTGGTTACGGATGAATCATTCGATTCAGATAATGCACTTCCACCAGCTCCAGGATATGTCAATCCACTTACTGATGAACTTGTATATAAGAACTTTTCAAATGCATCAAATCCTTTTTTAGAATCATTTATTTTATCAAGAGTTCGTTTAGCTTCATTTTTAATAGCAACAGAACTTGTAGCAGAACCAGTAATAGTACTCGATACTCCACTTCCTAAATCAATTGAACTACCAGATACTAATCCATTGTATCTGTTTTCATATGATTGTATTAACTTAACTTTATAATAAAAGTTCTCAACTCGTTCTTCCGCGGAAGAGTATTTTACAAATGAACCCCAATCGATTTCTGAAGTACTACTTTCTTCAAAATAATTACCAGTACCATTTTCTACTAAAGTAAGAGATGATGTTACAAAGTTAATATTTAAATTATCTAAAGAATATTCTGATGAAGAAATAAATTGATTTACAACTTCATTTGAAGTAGTTGATCCACTTGCAATTAAATCATCTAAAATTTGATAACCAATTACATCGTTTGTTTCTAATGCGAAATTAGGAGTAAGTGGTGTACAATGTGTAGATATATCATCAACAATAGTTATTTGATCTATTATAGGGATTGCCTGTAATTTTGATAACCAAATAGTATCGTTAGTATTTACATTTTTAGGAAGTGGTTCATATAGTTTTAATACTAATGTTTTTTCTTCGTTTATTTTTACTTGTTGATTGGTTTGGTTGTTATACTGATACGTTGATAATGTTTCCGTATCAATACCCCATGTAGCTACTAATTTATTATTACCATCCCCTAAATGTAAATAATGAGTTAAGAATGGAGAAATGGAATCTGTAAAAACATCTGTATTAAATCCTTTAGCAAATGCATTTCTTAAATCAGAAATTACATCCGCTCTTCTTAGATTTAAATCACCTACATCAAATGAAATACTTATACGTTCTTCCTTACCATCTGTTTTTGAATCTCCCTCGGTATTGGTAGGAATTAATAATAAATTAAACTGCAATATACCATTAACTTCTAATGGACGTATTTTTGCAAGATTTAATTTATTTAAAATATCACCAACATTAAAAGATGCAACTCCAATTGCAGGAAATTGTCCTAATGATGAAACAGAAGTTTTCTTTCCAGCATATATGTTAATAAAGTTGGTATTAATAGATTGCCATGAAATTTCAAATGGAACGTTTGTTCCTTTAAAATCAGCTCCTACAATGTTTTGTGGATAATTTATAGTAGTAATATCAGGACCAGGTAAATAGGCTTTACTTTCAACTGTTACTGTTATTTTTTCTAAGGTACTACTACCACCCCTATCAGATATTGCCTGTAAATGAACGGTGTAGTTACCTACTCCATTATAGAAATCCGATGTTTTTAATATTAAACTACCATTTGTATCAATTTGTCTTTGTGTATTACCAAGAGTGTAAATTACCTTATCGGCATTAACACTTCTATATGGTATTTTTATAGAATTTGAATCTGATATGTTAAGTTTAACACGAGTAATGTCTGCCTTTATACTTGGTGCATCTGGGGCTTCTTCAACTGCAACCTTAATGGCATTAACTACTATATTGTATTGTCCTCCAGATAGTGGTAAAGTAAATTCCTTTGTTTTAGTAGTTTTATTACTTCGATTATCTGGTGTATTATGTGTAAATGTAGTGGTGTGGGTAAAATCACTAATACCTACACTTATAAATTTTATAAAAGAGTTTCCTTTATTATTATTTGGTGTATATTTTAAGTTAATATCACTTTCATCAATAACAAATCCACTCTCACCCCATGAAGTTTGATATTGTATGATATCATTAGCAGATACATAACCTTCTATATTAACTTTTATTTCAGTTCCACTAACGGGTTCATCATCATCAATAATAACATCATTTAAATCAAACGCTAAAGTAAGTTGTTGGGTTTTAGTTATAGTATCTGTTATTTTATTTATTTGATCTAATACGGGGATTGATACTCCGTTTTTCTCTAATCTAAATTCATAATAATCATACTCAACAAAACCAACAATGGGTTGTTGTCTTTTTACATTAGGCTCAACTCCCCTTGAATACCCCAAGTAGTATGAGTCAACACCCTGTCCTGTATTAAACGAATCGTTGGAATTAAAGTTAATTCCCATTGAATCTTCACCAAAACCTCGGTAAGTATCACTATCATTTCTGATAGGAATTCTATTGTCTGGTTCTATAAAATCATCATCAAATTGTTCAATTAATGGTTTTATTGTTTTAGTGAATTTCTTCTTAGTGGAATATAATTTATATTCATCATTAGAAGTAAATCCACTTTTTATTATCTTAAAATATTTAGGTGTTAATAATTCCTTTCCAGTATAATTGAATATCTTAGCAGGAGTTTTTAAAGTATCCTTACCATTTATAAGAATACTACCACCTTTGTTTGATGTAATATTAACTGATAAATTTCTACTTTCCGATAATATCTTTGTTTCTTTTTTTATATATGTACAACTTCCATTACTAACAGTTGCATTTGGATTATAGTTTGTAGCTGATCTATCCATACAACCACTAATAACTGACACAGTCGTTTTTGTAGAACCACCAGTTCCGCCTCCCCCTCCTCCGCCAGTATTTCTGACAAGTTCATATGAGTCACCATAGTTTCCATCTTCACCACTACCGCCACCTTCTATTTGGTCATAAAAATTTGCTCTAACTGCCATGTATATAAATATCCTTATTTAATATTACTATCTCTCTCGTGGAGGTCTATTTTTTCGTATCACTATATCTCCTCCACCAAGGTAACTTCCACCTTGACCGGTAAATGATGTATTGTCTTCTATCATATCATCCATTTGACCTGATGTTTGTCCTCCTCCGGTTGTTGATCCAACTGATACAATCGGTATTGATACCGGTGGTGGTGGTGTTGGTTTACCAACAACCGGTGGTTTCGGTTTTGGTGGTGGTGGTATTGGTTTAATAACAACAACCGGTGGTATCGGCCTTTTTGGTATTGTAACACAAGGTCCTAACTCAATACATACAATACCAGGTCCTTTTGATATCGAACCTCTTTGTGCACAAATTGTTGTTGTATCACCTGGAAGTAAATTACTTGATGTTTTAGTATTACCAACTGCATCTTTATAAGTTACCGATAAGGGAAAGCTTTCCCTTGTTGTATCATACCATGGGTTGGGTACAGTTTTACCTGCTCCATAATTATTATTATAGCTATCTGTTCCTAATTGATTTTGTCCATAATAATTTGCAATATCGTTATACTCAGGATATGGTTTTGTAAGTAATGGAAGGTTGTTACTATTTTTAACAATATACATACGAGTAGATGCTATTTTATCAGGCTTGGGTACTTCCCTAACATCATTTGTCCATTTAATCGAACCAACATCATGTTTGATATTAAACGAATCATACATCTTTCCGTTAACAGGTGTTTGGATTTGTCCGTTTAATTTCCATTTAATATTTGCAGTTGAAGACCAAATATAATACTTTTTAGATACACTTTCAATTACACCCTCATATTTACAACTTCCATTATCAGAAGTAGCGTTTGGATTGAAATTAAGTGCACTTGAATCAGTACATCCTTCGATTTCTTCTTCCTCAACAATCACTTCCTTATATGTACAACTACCGTCGTTATCTTGAGCCAATGAATTATAATTTTCAGCTTTTGGATCTGTACAACCTCGTACTCGTGCATTTACCTTATCTGGAACAGTAGAAGTGTATATTGAATTAGATGTGGTTGATTTTAAAATTTGACTAACCTTATCAAGTGTAATTTGCTCTTCTTTAGATAATATATTATCTTTCTGTATATCTCGTTTTGGTAAATAGAAATCAATACAATTAATCAAAGATGATTGTGCATCTTGTAATAGTTGTGCTATTGATAAATCAATACAATCTGTTTTATCTCCATTTGGGTTACCATAATTTATATCATTAATACTCCAATTTTTATTTGATGCGTAATAGTTCATAGATTCAATAAACTTTGTTTTGATTCTATGTAATAAAACTTCAAAGCTTTCTATATTGAATTCTTTTTTAATTAAATTAATATAATCAACTCCATCTTTTTCCTTACCTTTGGAAAATAAAAAGTTTTGAAGAATTTCTTCCAATTTCAATCCCTCTATAAAAACATTTACATAATAAATCACATCATCTCTAAACGTTTCGTTTTCAAGAAATACATCCAATCGTTTTTCTAAATCTTTATTTTTCTTTTTAGCTCTATTTGGTAAAACTCTAATTTCTGTTCTTGATGGTGAAATTTCATGTATCCATAAATTATCACCTTCAATTGAATCAACACCCACTCTTCTGTTTAAAAGAGTTACTTGTGTTTTAAATATTCCGTTTGAATACCCAGCTTCTCTAATTAATTTTTCAATATCTACTATAAATTCGGTTGTTCCGTTTTTCTTTTTTGTTTGGGAATTATCTGATATTATAAAATATTCAGATATATTAACATCATCAATATAAATGTATCGTACCAATTTACCATCATCCCCTTGTGGTAGTTGGTTTTCACTTGAATCAAATAAAATAAATTCGATCATATCAGAACAACCCAACCCAAAGTTAGATTTAGATATTTCTTTTTCAAATACCTTTCTATCCTCAGAGTCAACCTTGTACCCTTTTCTATCGATTATGTCTTTAAATCCTTTTATAGCCATTTCTTATCCTTTATTTTTTCTAATCTTCCAAGTAAGTCCTTCTTGTTTTAAGTTACCAGTACCATCTTCAAACTCAACTTCTATTTTAAATTTACCGGTATAATCTCTGGCTTTGTTTCCCCAACGCTTTGGTTTTGGATTGTTCTTACCTCCGATTGATTTTCTAAAGAAAAATGGTATTTCTTGAGTTGCACCCTGTTCAATGTTAGCATTAGCGGATGGTTTCAATGATGAATCAGAACCAAATCCCATTATAGGACCTATTCCACCAGCATCGGTAACTGTTAGTTTAACTTTAGTTATTTTTTTACCATCATCTCTAAGATTTTGTATTTTTATAAAACCACCCTTTCCACTTTGTGGATTTTTCCTAGAAGTTGTCCATGAAGCATCAAACCCAGTCCAATCAGCTGGTTTATCTTTTATAACTCCCCAATATGCTTCATTACCTGTAAATGGTGTTAAACCACTTGCTGCAGCTGCTGTTTCTGCGGCAACTCCCGATACTTGACTTGTAAGTTGGTTAGTAATTGCTTTCTGAACTTCTAAAAGTTGTTGTAATGTTTTCTTTTGTGCCTGTAATCCTCGGACTTGTGCATTTAGAGAAACCCTCTCTACTCCCTCCTTACTACCTGCTATAACTGCGTTTTGAAAATCAGATAATAATGTAGTAAATCTGGTATTCGCAACTTGTGTTTCATTTTGAGCAGAAGCTTCTTGTAATTTTGCCAAATCCAATTGAACTTCCAATTCTGCAATTCTACTTTTTAAACTTTCTATTTCAGAAAGAGCAGTATTCCATTTCTGTCTAAAATCTTCTGAAACTTTTACCAATGCTTCGTACTTAGCTAAAAGATCATTATATATTTTTTGTTTAACAAAAGGTCCTTTTTCAGGCTTCTTCTTTTTTATTAACTCATCGACTTTTACATCTAAGGATTTTTTTAGTTCTTCTTCATTATATTTTGGCTTTTCTATATAACCAGAAGTTTCTCCACTAAACTTAGTTTGATTATCATCGTATTCTAACGTTTCTCCATCATCAACCCAATCTGATTTATATCTTGGGGAAATTTGCTTTCCCTTGATTGGTCTATCATTCCACTTTATTGGTGGTGGGACATCTCTAAACGGTCTAACTTGTTTGTTATTTTTTTTACGTACAAGAATACCACCTGTTTTTTTATCCCTTTGTATTCCTTTAGAACCTTTCTTAGCAAGTTGCTCTGTTCTAATCTCATCTCGGCGCGGAGGCAATCCACCCTTCATTAAGTCTTGCTTAGGTTTATCAGGAGACTTTTTGAAAAGTTCTCCTACTTTAAAATCTTCAGGTTTAGCTGCCATGTTATAATTCTACGGTGAATGTTAAATCCTTGTCTTCAAAGTATTCAACTACACCATTTCTATTTATTTTTGTTTCAATATAGTAATCTCTATTGATTTCCCAATTTGTTAAATTTAATTTAAAGAAGTGTCCGTTTGCATCACAACTAATTTTAGTATAGTCATCATCGAATGGAATTACCACTTCACCAGTTACTACATCTTTAATTTGATAGTATGTAGTTGTAGGTAAATATTTAACATCTCTATAAGAATATGTGTTGGTGTAAGTTTTAAGAGGATATTTTTCTCTTGCGAAAACTCTAATTGTAGGTTTACTTCCCCTCTTATACGAAGTTTTTAATCTTTTAAACGTTACATGAATATCATCCGATGTAAGTTCTGTAAGAGAACCTGTTGTATAAGTTGAATCATCCCAACCAATTCTTATTTTAGGTTGGTAAATTGTATTTGTTTCTTTTGAAAAGAACTTCAATTGTCCATAATCAGTAGTATCATTCTCTTTCTCAGAATCATGTTTCAATATTAATCCATTATTTGGAATTGAACCAGATACCCAATCTTGAACTGTATTTAATACATTCATTGATATATCAGATGATGAATAAGAAAATGTCTGTGATGCCGATGAACCAGTTAACCACATTCCTCCTTTACCATTGTGTGAACCTGAACTTTCTAATGAAGCCGAACCGATTAACCAATTTGATAAAGTTGTTCTTTTATTCCAACTACATCCCTCAATTGATATCACATCAAATCGAGTTCCAATTCCAACATCCCATGATTGGGAAACAGGATGAGCATGAAGTGTATAATCTGTTGGGGATTCAATTGATTCACATTCTCTAATAATAAGTTCAGCAGAATGTACAGAAATATCTCCACTTGCATTTGAAGCAGATATTTCATTTGTATTAAATTGAATTAGAGAACGTGAAATATCCTTTAAGTTACCATAATACGTTTTAGTTATTTCCAATATCTCATCCCTACCTGTATTTTGGGTAGGTTGTTGTAAATAAATTGTTGAATCTTTTGATGCTGTTACGAAATAATACATTATATAACCCTCCCTTTTAAATCTTTGTTTGGATACTTCACTTCAAATATAGATGGATCTAAAGATGGATAAACCATTTTACCTTTAGTTGCATCTGATATATTATATGAGTGTTCTGAGTAGTTTCCTAAACACTTGTTAATAATTTCACATTTTGGTACAGACTGAACTCCCTCGATACCTGCGATTAATAATTCTATTTCCGATATATTGATTGCCATGTTAAACGTCCAATTATCTATATTAAAGTATTTTGCTAATTCTTGTTGAACTTTAACCAACACCTCTCTTTTGTTATATCCACCATAAACTCGGATTTCAAAATCACATCCAATGTTTATAACAAATCCATCTATTAAATTAACACCATCCGTTAACATTCTGTATTCGCTAATATATGTTTTTAAGTTTTCTTTAACTGCTTGATTTAAAGTAGATAACGTTTTTTCTGAATTGTATCCAAGTATGTATAAATTAATTGCAAATGGATTATTCTTTTCAGATGTATTTGATTTCTTACCACCTAAAAATCGTGTTACTTCATCTTTTATTTCTTGTTCTGTTCGTTTAGTATCACCTAATTTTTGAACTAATCCTGTAAACTCATTAAGTGAAGTTTGATTGGCTAATATAGAAGCTGGAGAATTATTATCCAACTCACCATCTGGTGCACAATAAGCTTTAGCGATACCACCATATTTTGCTGGTAATGATAATGCTCTTACTTGATAATCTTTACGAGTTACTGCTCTATTTTGTGAACCAAAGTTTGCTAATGCATTTTCTCTAATTTCTTCAATCGTATCTGCACCCTTACCACCAGTTCCTGTTTCTTCATTATCAACAGCAACAGAATTTTTGGATACTCTATAAAGAGCCTTTTCTGCTTCTTGGAAAGATGAAATATCATCATCAAATGAAATTGTTTCAAGATTATTTAATTCACCTACACCTACATTTGATTTTACTCCACCACCAACTAAATAAGATATAGTAAATTCTCCTGTTGGAGCTTGACCATATGATTTTGTTTTTAGAAAGTTTGAAGGATCAAATGATGCACCCATTTTATCAATAGAAGAGTTTAATCCCAATCCTACATTTTTAAAGCTAGGTATTAGAGTTTCATCTCCTTTTGAAGAATTACCTGCACCGAATACAAGTGATGTTGTATTATCATCATTTATTTTAGTTGTAAATCTCCTTGATGTTTTTAAAACTTTAAGAACATTTGGTACAGATTCTTTGAATTGAGCCAAATCTTTATCTGTTTGTTCTGAGTTTGCATAATCAACGTAAACCATTTCTTGTGCTAAGTAAGGAACTTGATACCACTTATTTCCATTAGAATCTCTAACATCATAAATATCAATTACATTATTATCTCCTAATTGTATTTTAGAAAATTGTTCAGGAGAATTACCAAAAGTATAATTAATTGTTTTTAGTTCAGCAGACATTGCATTTACATATTTTTTTAATAAATATGTTGTTGGTGTTCCTTCGTTACTTTCGTAAATTGAAATTTCTCTGTCATCTTCTACCGAAAAATCAAGTAGTTCTGTACTTCTAAATCGTGTTCCTGAATTTGATGATACTACTACCATTCCTTCTTTGATTCTCAAACAATAATCCAAATCTGCTCTTACTTCATCTCCAGTTCCAATTGATGGTACGGTTTGATATACTGCCAATCTTACAATTGATGGTGAAGTTACTTTTGGCTTATATCCAAGATATTCTGCCAATGCAACTACATTCTGTTTATCTTCAGAATATAACATTAATGATTCTTTTAATGTATCATCTGTGTAATATGAAAGAACATCACCAAGATAAGATGCCATTTCAATGAACATCATTCCAGGAGAGGCTTCGTTGAAATCAGAATAAGTTTGAGGGAAATATGTTTTTGCGTACTGGATTAGATTTTCTCTAAATCCAGAGAAATCTTTATTAAGGTACTTTATGTCCCTACCTTGATTCGATTTTTTTGTTGAACTATTTAATGCCATTTTTTTATCCTCTTACCGTAAATGTTAATTCTTGTGATTCAAATTGACCACCTACTGAAAACTTTAAATGAATTCCAGCAGTATTTTTATCTTTCATTTCATCCGTCATATCTACTACAATTTCATCAATATCAATATATGGTAACCAGAAGTTAACACTATCCGTTATTAGTGATTCAAGTTGTATTTCTAAATCATCTGTTATTTGTTCAAATAATAGCTCTTGTAATCCTGTACCAAAATCTGGTTGTAGAATTCGTTCACCCTTATTAGTTAATAGTAAATTTTTTAAATTACTTTTTGCTTGTTCAAATGAAGAAAATGCCTGGTCAAAGTAACCACCATTTCCTCTTTGTACTGGCAAAGTAATTCCATACGCGGAGTTAGAAAACTCTTCGGTATCTTTTACTATTTTCTTATCAAGAATGTAAGCCATTTATTTATTCCTTATTTTATCTCTTAAACTTTTTAACAAGTTCAGAGTTATCTCTATTTAATATTCTATCTAAACCAGGTAATCCAGTCTGAACTCCTAATCCAGTTTTACTTGGAGTAGATGCCATTTGTTGATATCCCATTTTGTGAGCCATTTGAGCTCTTAATGCATCTGTTCCACCTGCTCCTAAAGATGTTCCCATACTAACTGTTTGGTCAATATCCGGTTCTGCATCCATATAAGAAGGTATGTGAGTATTTTCTTGAACTATTGGTTGTTGTGTTTGTTGTGGTAAACTATCTAATACAGATGCCCCACCACCTTGGCCACTTCTCTGTGCTTTAGAAAAGGGAGTTGTTTGATTTAATACTTGATTTAATACTGCGTTCTTTGAGAATGTTCTCTGTGGTGCTTGTGTGTTTTCTTGTATTGGTACAATAGTTGCTGATTGTTCTTCTCTAAGAATTTCATTAGCCATATCAAATGGATCCTGTGTTTTTTTCTTTAGTACCTTTTTTGATGTCTTTGTAACTTCCAATAATCTTTTACTAACTTCCGCTTCTAAGATTTTAGGAAATGTTTTAGACAAAAATAGCTCTTGCTTTTTAGCAACCTCTACTTCAACGAGTGCCTTTATTACTTTAATTAATTGTTTGTTATTCATTTCTAATTCTTGTTATCTTACTATAAATATATCTTTGTTGATTTTATGGTTCGTATTCACACTAATAGTAACATTTGATTCCCATCTCGTATTTTTTATTTATCATAGTCATTTTCTTTTTACGATTAGTTCCAGTACGTTTACAAGTGATATGTAACCATATACTATTACCATGTTCAAATATAAATTGGTCAAATGGGAGTGTTTCCACAATCCATTTAGAGATTGGTAAATAATCTCTTGGCCCAAGTCCTGTGAATTGAATATCTATTGCTTCACCAATCTCATGCTGAGAGACCCTACCTACTAAACTTGGTGTTCCTCGGAAAGCTGAATTGATTACTACATTTGGATATTTTGCTAGTATTGGCTCTACTATATTTACCGCTACGTGTTTTAAGTTACACACAATATCATCAACAGTAAGACCATGTGCTGCTTTTATCTTATGTGGGAACGTAACATCCAATGATAAAGAACGAACTTTTAAATTGGGTGATAACTCGGCCTCATAGTTTAATCCTACTCCACATTGTGAAGGTATTGCTTCTGCAGCATTTTCTGAAGGAGTTATTTCATCAGGAGTATCTGATAAATCTGGTGATACATCAGGAGCAGATTGTCTTTGAATCGCTGCTAATGTTGAGTTTTTTTCTTCACCATCATCTGTAAGTATTTCGGTTCCTGTTGCTGCAACAACCGCAGCTGCACCAGCTACGGTGTTGTTGTTATCAGGAATAATTTCTAATAATTCTTCTACCGTAAGAAGGAGTGTATCTATAATACTCAAATCAATTGGTGGATTAACTACTGGTTTCGGTACACTAGGTCCTGCTGGTGGAACTGTAAACCCAGTCCATGTTAATACACCTGGTGCAACGAATGGTGGTGCACCTGGATATAATGATGTTGTCATATATAATCCTTGTATGGTTGGTACATGAGACATCATGGATGCTATTAATCTATCTAAAAACAATCCACTATCATCAACGGGACTAAGTGGTCCAACTGGTGTCCAAGTTCCAGGTGAAGTTGTTATAGCTGCGGTTGTTGTTATATTTAACATAGAACCTGGAGCTGGAATTATTGGTGGTATTCCTGTTACTAAAGTTGCACCGGTCCAATAACCTAATACACCCTTTCCTATATCATCGGCAAAAACATGCTTTCCTTTTTGTTTTGAAAGTGCAGTTGTACACGCAAGAGTAACTAAAGTTTCCATCAAAGCAATGTTTGGTGTTTGTATAGGGATATTGTTTATTGTCTGTAAACCTCTCCTAATACACATATCATATTCTTGTGTAATCTTTTTTGCAAATTCAGGGAAGGCTTTAATCCCATCTTGATTTTTCATATAACCTAACATGCTTTGTTTGAATATTGCGAAAGACATGAGTTATTCTGTATAATTAAGAGTGGATAGGAATGTACTCAATTTGGATTTGATTGTATTAAAATCTCCACGATTGTTTGGTCCCATCATTGTAGGTCCTGCTGGTGTTGAGAATATTTGAGCATTTATAGCATCTATTAATTGTTCCATCAAATCAAGTAGAGTTTCACCTCGTACTAATGGCTCATCGGTGGACTCTGTATTTAAGTAGATTTCTCCAGCTCCACCGAGAATAAAAGTGTTATTATCATTTGTAGTAATTCTAACATCACCATTGAAATCCATCTCCGCTCCATCTAATCCATTATCTATTGTAAGTTTACCATCTGATATAAATGAATAGTTTCCTTTAGAGTAAAATAACATTTCAGAATCCTTGGATGATAATATAATTCTACCACTATTAATAAGAACTTGATCAGTTCCTTTTAATTCAGGTTCTTCTGCATATATTGGAGTAGTCTCCATTGGAGTGTCAATCTGACCAGGAGTAAATTCTAATAAATGTTCTCCACTTGCCATTACAATAGTTGAACCATCATCTACTATATCTTCAAGTAAGAATTCTTGTTCTTTTAATTCATCTAAAGATTTATCACCTTGTCTGTTTCTTATTATAATGGTTGGTGCTAAAACATTATCAACATTATTATAACCACTAAAACGAATTGATTGTCCAAAACGAGATTGTATAACTTTATCTCCTTCGTGAAATTGTAATGGATTTATTTGAGTAGCTTCAAAATATTCATTTTTAGGATCATCATCTGTTCCTGATGCTGAAGAGTTTGGTGTACCTGTTTGAGATGTAGTTGAATAATCATCAGATTTTCCTGATGGTGGTTTTTCCTTATCCGGATTAATCAAACTATTTGGATTACTTTTTGCTGAGTTACTGTTAATATCAGAACTTGGCATTCTTTTATAAACATACTTACCACTTGAAAGTCTAACCAATTCAACAGTTTCCCCAATTAATGGTAACTCTATACTTGCAATATCCATCGGCCGTATGAATTTCAAATCTGCTAATGAAGTTGTATTATCATCCATTCTACGTATTTTTGCAGAACCAATTTTTCCAGTATTTTTAGGTCCGAATACTTCAGAGGAAATACCATGTGATGTTACGGCAGGATGATTTTCATCGAGAATAATATCTAGGACGAGACCAGATAATACTTCACTTCTGGTTTGGTTACTTCTACCCGATATATTTCCTGCTTGACTTAATCTACCCATTCTTACCTACTTTTAGTTTTAGTTCCTCTACCTCATTAGTAATATCATCAAGTTTTATATCATGTTCATTACTAACTTCTGAAATAGTTTGATCTAATTCTTTTAGTAATTGTTCTTTTTCATCGTTTGATAAAAACCCACTATCTCCTTCTGATTTTTGATTGTTTCCAATAATCCTTTGTGCAATTGCTGCCATTTTAATAAGTGCATCATCATTACGAACAGATGAATCAATTAAATCTCGTATAATCGGTCCCATTGCCATCATATCTTGAGAATGACGGACAAGTTTTCTCATCTCAGCAATCAATTCTGATATTCGTAACTTCTTTGTTTGTTGGTTGTCGTAGATATCCTTAAATAACCCACCAAGGCTTTTACCTGGAAATAATTCGAATTCTGTACTCATGATTTTACCATATTATCTTGTATATAAATATGATAAACAAAAAAACCTCACTTTTTAAGGTGAGGTTCTCTTTTAATGTACATTGGTAAAAAGCGTATATTATGCTTTCTTTTTCATGATGTGGTATATAACTCCAGCTCCTACTAAACCTAGTAAGCCTTCATTACTTAATGAACCAATAATACCCATAATGTTATCCACTACTGATATTTCAGGCCAAAAAGGAATCGATGCACCTTTGAATAATACTTCAAGTACTACTCCAAGAGCAATGATACT